ATAACCAGGAGAGGTTTGAAAAGTTACTCCTTCTATTTTTGCAATATTGGCAAGTCCGGCAGCGGCCATTCCTGCGCCCTCTATTAAATTCAACGGAAATGGCAACAATGGATCAGCATAGGCTTTTTCTTCTGCCTGAATTGTTTTTATAGTTACATCTGCAACAGCCAAGGTTTTGCTTACCTCCATTGCTGCTTTTGATTTTGCTCCAACAGTTGCCATCAATTCAGAAAGGCCCATAATCCCATCACTAATAGCTTGGGTTTTTGCGTTTTCTAAATCAATAATATGCCTTGCCGCTCTTTCCGCTCCCTCTTGTTCCATTTTATCGACTTTTTCATCTTCTACAATTTGTTTTTGATCGGCATTAAAATGCTCCATATATCGCTTGTTACCTAAAGCAATAGCATCTTCTTCTGATTTTTCCTTTACCTTTTCAGTTCTTGTTCTTGCTGCTGTTGTATCTGCATCGATTTTGCTCAATTTATTTACATAATCTAAATAATCTTTTTCCTGTTTTTTTAATTCCTCATTTTTTTTATCAGTCTCATCTTTGACAACTCGATCATGCGTCATCTTGGCGTTATCGTCAAGTTTTGCTTTGAGATCGGTATATTGCTTATCAACATCTGACAATTCTTTTTGATGTGCCGAATATTCTTCAGGAGACAAACCAAGGAACAAAGCCTTTACTGCTTTTTCAGGATTGGATAAATTATCTCCAGTATTCGCAAGATTGATGTCATCCTTATATTTTTTGTGAAGTTCAATGCTTCTGTTTTGATACTGTTGCAGTTCTTTTAATTCGGCATCATGAGTTTCTTTGTCAGATGCCTCAACTTCTTTGCCCCTAAGTCTGAGATTTTCAATAATAGCGGCATTCATATCTTCTTGCCACTTAATGCTTACTTCTGCCGATTTTTTTTCTTCTTCTGATTGTGTTGCAAAATATTCCTGAATTTTGCTTATGCCTTCCACTACGCCTAAAACAAGAGCCCCCATTCCCAGGGTCATCGCCATTGTTCCGGCCTCTGCCGATTCCATGCCGGTAGTCAGCGCCATGAAAAAACCACGAATCGAAGGTTGTCCACCCTCAAAAGTATTTGTGATTGTCTCTAATCCGTGCCCCATGTGGCCAAATTGACGAACACTCGAAGTTCCCATATCTTCGACTTTAGCCTGAGTATTTTTAGCCTCATTGCCAATCTTAGCAAGGCCGGGTGTTAATTGGTCATCAATACCGGCATGTACGATTATATCAGCCATTATTCACCGTCCAATAATCCCGCCGATTCGGGCAGAGTTTTGCCGTCCGCAAGCGTTTTATAGTGTGAGTAGACCGTCTTGTAAAAGGTTTCGGCCTGCAAGAATTTTGCTCCCTGTTGTCGATAGGAGGGAACAAGGCAATTATGTGAAGTTGAATATTCATACTCGCGGCTCCAGTCGAGGCAGTTACCGGCGATGTAATCCCATAGGCAACCATAATATTCATCCTCAGTTACAGGGTCAGTCCAGAGGCCACCGGAGCCGGGGCACCCCCTATCTTCTCGCTGTTCCGGGGTGCAAGTGGAACAACTCGCGGTTAAATACGGAAAATTCTGTATTGCCGCTATCAGCCTAAAGATTTCTTTTCGAGTGCCCCCATTGCGGAAATGTAATGAATTTTCCCGGCAAGGGTAAGCACAATCCAAGATGAAAGTTTTTCAAAAGCCGCCAGAGTGCATCCGCCCACTGGGTCTGCTTCAAAGTCAATTTCGTCACCCGTTGCAACATCAAAAAGGTTCACCCATCCAATGACTTTTTTCCGGAGAAAGTTTTTGTACTTTTCATCCGATGGAACCGCGCTTGAATGGATTTTCCGAAGTTCTTCTTCTTCTCCTTTTGTCATAGAGAGAATAGAAAACACCGGAGTCATATCAGCGGGCAAAACCTGTTTTGTAAATGCGTCCGGCGTAAACTCAAAAGGAATTGTCGGATTGAACGGAGCCAATCCGAGAAGCTTCTCTTTTATTTCCGGTGTCAGTTCAATTTTCCGTCCCATGAATCACCTCTGGTTAATGGTTTACGCCCTGACAAATTTGATACCGAGCCTCAATCGGAATATTGGCAACAAGCGCCGTTGCCGCACCATTTCGCATCAAATTGAAATCAAGATTCCATCTGACACGGCCTTCTGACATTGCCTCTTTCGGGTTCAACTGTTGGCAGTTGGGCATGGAGATTGTCCACGGAAATGTTGAACCACCGAAAGCTATTTCAACATCAACCCCGCCGAGTGGAGAAGCGGAAACGGCACTGGCAATTGCATCGTAAATGGCCTTGGTTGTTTTCATCGGGTTAATTGTCAGTTTCGGATTTCGTTCACTGATTCCGAAATAATCATAACCCGTTGCATCGGTATTGCCGGGATTTATTTCAGGCTGAATTTTATTCCCAAAAGCCAACTTGAAAGAGGAAATTTTAAATGCTGTGTTTGCAATTTTGGTGGTTGCGTTGGTAAAAATCACAGCACTTGTGGTATCTGGTGCAGTCATTGCCGACACCGTGGAAAGGAAAGCGTTTGAAAGGTCAAGGGAAGAAGCCGAAACCGGGATACCCTGACACTTAAGGCCTACCATGATCGGTTTTCCGACACCCGATGCACCTATTTCTCCATCGGCACTTATGCCTCTAAAAGCGTGTTGAACGGCAACCGGAGAAGCTCCCCCGGTAATGTCGATAACGAGGGCTGAATAGGTCTGAAAATCACCGGCACCGCCATCGGTATAAGTAATGCCAGTACTGCCGACAACGGCTTTAACCATGCCGGCCATGAGAAAGAGCTTTTCCATTTTTGGAGCCGTGGCAACTCCAGAACCGCAACGGAGCTTACCGGAAATACTGAAGTCGATTGCCTGGGCACCGGGAACATCCTCGAAATTGGCATGGTCAGGGGTAAGTATTTTTTTTGAGTTGTCAAACTCAATTTTCGGGTCATACTTTGCATCCTCCAACAAACAATCGTTATCGGTTGCCGTTGGAAGAATGAAAGTTCCGGGCGTGACCTCTGCTTTGAGAATCACAATTCGCTTGTCTGCTTGAAAGGCGGTTGCCATAATTTATCCTTTTGTTAATAGGTTGTGTTCGGGTTAAAACGATCCTGAGTATAATGCACTTCCCAAATTGTTTTTAGTTTCCCTGGATGCAGAGCGTCACCCGCCGCATCCATGACAGGCGTGGCATCGACATAACAAATCTGTTCTGCACCGCTGCCTGGAAGCAATCCATAATTAGTCATAAACAATTTTTTGACATCTTCGAGTGCCCGACCGAGCCATAATTTATAAATCTGTGGCGGGTCAAGGTAAACTTGGTCGAGCTGGCAATAAATACTGACCTCGACATTAACAATCTGCGAACTGGTTTCCGGTGACATGGTATCCATTTTGTCCTGATTGGTCTCTTTTGCCAGGTCTACAAACGCCCATGCCTGTCCGGACTGCGGATTCACCCGGCCAATGTCATCTATGTCAGCCGAAATCCAATCAAAAATATAACCGCCGTCCTTTGTCATACCAAACCCGGGTATTTTTACCCTATTTTCTCCCTGACCCGCAATCATCTGAATCATGGCCGCCACGATGCGCTCTAAAACCGATGATTGCTGCCGGGTAATTGCTGACACGCTTCCGCTGGCCGCGCTGCTTCCAGCCGCGTTTACGGAGATCACAGTGTAACTATAAGCGGTCATCGCAATCAGGCCAGTGTCGTCAAAGGATTCGGCGGTTAAGCCCGTAAAAGTGGTTGTGGAAGTATCCGGATTAGTCCGGATCACGGTAAAACTGGCCGCTGTTGGAACAAATGCCCAGGTTACCCGGATACCGGACATGGACAGAGGAGCAGCAATAATATTAGCAGGTGTTGCCGGTGGGAGCAAGGCTCCTCCTCCAAGCTGTTCAATGGCGGTTGTTTTAAACCGTTTTATGGTTTGGCTTGCCTGAGATTTCCACCGGGTGTATGACATTTTACACGCTCTCCGTCATTGCGGTTAGAATAGTGGCCGAAGTGCTGGCCTGGGTTGCTGCATCCGCAACGGAATGGTCAAGGTATGTTTGCACGCGGGTATATACAGCGGAATCTATAGACTGCAATGCCTGAGTATCCGCATGAGTGGCAAACGCAAGATTACTGATGTAATTATCAATACTCGTCACAGCATTGGTTACATTAGCGCCTGTGGCAAGCGGGGCGACCGCATTATTGGTGTATGAATCAATACTGGTAATGGCATTGGTAATATCTGTTTTATTAGATAACGATAAGCCTGCAATATAATTATCAATGGAAATAATGGCATCTGTCACATCTGAAACTTTTGCATAGGCTCCATTTATGGCTGCAATCAATGCGGAAAGATCGTTCCCCGGTGTCTGTGCTGTCCCGGCTATTTTATCCGCGCTGACAGACACGCCCGATATGCCATTCTTGATTGCCGTAAGTTGAGAAGATGGAATAGCTCCAATCGTTACTCCTGTTTGTAAAATAGCGAGGGAAGAAGCATTAGCCGCAATGGATGTGGCATTATCATCAACTGAATTCGTATCAAGAATATTTTCCTCACTCACCCAAGGAACTGTAACGGTAACCCCAGATGAATTAACCACATTAACAGAACCGATGGCGCAAACTTTGTCTCCTGCTGCATATCCCGCGCCGACCGAGGGGGTGTAAAGACAAGGATAAATTCCGGTTATGCTGCTTGTGCTTATTGTGACCCCCAAAGAATCGTAGACATTATTTTTTACGCACTGAGCCACAATTGAATTATACGCTACGCCCGCGCCGGTATCCTGTGTCACCTTTAGACTGAACGGTATTGGTTGACCTAATTTGATTCTCATAGTGTCGCCTTTGCAAAGGATTCTGCCACTGCGGTGGGGTGAAAGTATGAAAGATGTGTCGGAGTTGCCGCTGTCGCATTAGCACTCGCCGCTGAAAACTGATAACCGTCTGTGCTGGCTTTTGCGTATAGCGTGTATGCGGTGCCGTCTGTGAGGCCTGGAACGATGCCGTAGCCAAGCGAGTTATAAAGCGCAATCGGGAATGTGCAAAGCAGAGCGTTTCCGCTGCTATTGTAAATGTAAATGCTGTCGAGGTTGCCATTTTGATTGTAGCTGGCAGCATTGGAAATGGTAAAGCGGAGTTGACCACCAAGACCGGGATTGGTAAATGCAAGAGTGGCGGGAACAATTCCAGTAGGACGGACATCAAGATATGATATTTTTTGAGTATTATAATATGTTGTAATTACTCCACGATAAATTGCTATCGGAGTTATGTAATAAGTAGAACTTATAGACGGAGAGCCTATGGTTCCCGAAGATATAATGGAACCGCCAGAAACAATATAACACGATGCTCCAGCAAGAGCTATAAGCGTTGGATTACCGCATGAAACAGGAACGGGAAGATTTAAATTCGTAAATCTTGCAGATGTGTTTATATTTGTATTTGTCAAACACACTACCGTTGCGATTGAAGTTCCAAGCGTTTGAGCAGTACTATTGCAATCATTAATATAATGTGGTGCATTTTGATAAACTGTTGAAACGCTGCAAAAAATTGGATTCCCGTATGAATAATTTATGTCTATATTGGTTCCCGTAATCGTACCATATATCATGTATATACAGTAAGCCTTGGTATTACTTGACGAACCAACGCTGTTTGTAAATACCACGCGGTTTGCGGTTGTACCTTGGATATTCAGCGCACAATTCAACGAGGACGAATCCGCAGATGTGGGATTGCTGATAATTCCGTTCGCCGTGTTTGTTGCGCCGCCGAGAAATGTTATGGTCACACCCGCATTGACCGTGCAGATGCCATAACGATTTCCGACACCAGCAGCACCGGAAGACATGACTCCGAGGTTAATTGTGGTGATCGTAAAGTTTTGCTCACAAGTAAGCGTTGCACCATTGTAGACATAGATTTTATCTGTGTTTACAATAGACGACCCCTTGAGTGTTATCAACGCTGCAATATTCGCAGATGTGTCAATGTTAAAGTTTCCGCTGTTGTATGCGTTAGCCACTTGTCAACCCTCCGCATTCAGCACGCCGTTAAGCTGTGCCGGTGTAAAAGTTGAATTGATCGCATTCTTTACGGCCAAAGGATCGCTATTAGCAAGCGGTGTCAACTGTGCCAAAATCTGTTCCGCCTGCTGCTGTGTCTGGGCCGTCTGATCTATCACGATCTCATAATTTTTATGCACACCATCATCAAGCAACTGAATGCCGTTAGGGTAAACAGACGGCGCTGATTCAAAGCCGGAGATCACCGCCTCCGTGTCAAATACCCAGCAACTCGCACCAGAAGAATCCTTAAACCAATCTTCTGAAGGTGGCTGAGAAATCCAACGGAACGAAGTGCCTGCCGGTAAAGCAGGCTGACCGTTTGAAATAAGCTGTGTAAGCGGATTGCAGAGATAGAGCATATTCAGACCTTTATTGCTGCCGTTACGGTTGCCTTTGCCACAATAGAAACCGCTGCATGACTTGCAGTGTTAAGGGCAATCTGTGATAACTGAGCCGTTGTCGGGGTAATCAGACTCCGCAACTGGGCGCTGATATAAATCTGTTCATCGGTTGCAGCCGGAAGCGGATCAATAAGGGTTTCGTCAATTACCGTGATCCAAGTTAGGATATCCCCTGTTTCATAAACCGGCTGACCGTTAGGATATTTGTTGTCGCTGTTTGTCGCGCCGTACTGGATCAAATCCTCCACACTGTCCGTAACAATAGCATAAGCACCGCCGGGAAAATAACTCGGATCAGTGGACATGATGGCATAGCGCATTCCGATGGGAAGACCGGTGATATTGTCGGGCGTAATAAGCCAGACATTCCCTGGGACAATTGCATCATTTTCAACTTTGAGAGAGATCAACATTTGAGACTCCTTTTATTTTGTGGTACTGTGATTAATTCGCGGTGTGTCATGGTTATCCCCTAAAAATTCTTCCGCTCACAGAAGCGCGTCCCGCTGCTGTCGGCATTGTTCCGAGAAGCATTTCAACGGTGATTTCATCGCGATATCTTTCTTGCCGCTCTTTGTAAATCTGGAATTTATAGGCGTACTTTTCATCTTTCGCAGTATTAACATCGTTTGCGCCCATAGTTTCCAGGCAGGTCTGCATACACACCCATTCTATCATCCAGCGCTTAACCTTCCAGTGAACGGGATTGATAAGGTTTGCCTCACCGACTGTTTTGTCAGGCGTGATCCATCCCGATGTAAGCAGGCGTATTTCCATGAGGTCAAGCAGCTCGTCAAAAGCTCGTGAAATTATATCCGCAGTGCAAACCTGAGAAACAACTCTGTCGGTGATATCGACAAACGAAATAGGATTTGTTGCGCGGGTGAGTCCATATATTGACATCATAAACCTACATTTTTAAAGGCAACTCGTAAGGCTGCTTCCATGCCATTAATGAAATCGGGTTCTTGTTTAGCTGCGGCGTTGTAGAGGAAAGGATCGAGCTTCGTGCCCGGGTGCATGACATATCCTTTGTGTGACCAGATTGTGTCATCCTTACTCTGTCCCTGGCTAAGCAGGCCGGATTTAAACATCCATGCCGGTTTAGGATTAGGATTTTTCCATCCATTTTCCAGAACCACAACACGCTTGCCTTGTTTGTTTACGAACACAAGTGCTTTGCCGTTCTTTGGCTGGATCACATGAGGCTTGCTACCATCATGGATTGACGCGGCATAAGGAAGGGAAGTGTCAAGCTGGATTTTACCGGAGAGTCCGCTTGAATCAACGGTGATAACTAAATCCTGCTGTAAGGTGCCAGTACGAGAATGATAATTGTGCTGAGACTTGGCAACATCACCAATCAGCCCTAATTGGATTTTCATTTCCGTTCTCAACTGTTTGAAAACAGAAGCGGGCGCGGCGGCCACAGACGCTATGAATTTATCAAGACCTTCTATTCGTATTTCCATTCCGTACTCCTTGAAATAAAGGGGACACGATATATTTTACCGTGCCCCCTTTTAGCATAAAGAGAGCCGAAATGTATTAGCCCGCGAGAATCGCGATAGCTTCGCCCTGGACAACCTGATAACCGTAAACGCACTGGATACGGTACTGGGTCATTGAATCGCCATAAACTTTGGAAAACTGAAAGCTGAGTCCGGTCACCGGATCGGTGATGACAGTGCTTTCGATGTTTTTGTTTCCAGGTGTGAGCATCTGCGGCCTCACTTTAAGAGCGATTGCGCTCCGATGCAGGCAAATGTTCGGGGTGAAGTTTGTGGCATTGATCGTAACCGCATCATTGGCCGTTGCCGCAATCCGGATACCGGGTTTTGTCAGGGTTAGGTTTCCGGCACCAACAAGCTGGACATTGTTAACATACTTGTTGGATGTGTCAGAAGCATAGGTGAAAAGATCACCAGCATTAACGGTCATTGTGCCGGTTTTGATGGTAAGGGAGGTGGTCCCAATGGCCTGGGTGCCGTTGATGGCATAGGTCGTTCCACCGCCAGCAGTAACGAGGCCAATTGCAGCATCACCTTTGATTTTTGCTCCAAAAAGATTTGCGTAGGTTCCCATTTCCAGAATGTCAGCAGCAGGGCTGTTCAGGGGCTGGTTGTTAATGGTCACATTTTTCATGAGACCAAAAAGTGCCGCGCTTCCGAGAACAAGGGAATGCTGTCCGTCAACCTGAAAACCGTTGTCAGCCAAAATCTGCATGGCATCGGCAATCGCGCCGATACCCTGAGCAGAGGAGGTGTAGAAAGGATTCGTGCCGGGGGTGCCAACATATCGAGAAGCGCCCTTATACGCAACCCCGAAAAGTTTCGTGGACATTCCGTTGACTAGGGTGCGAATACCCTGTTCGATGTTCTGTCGCATGAATTCAAGGGCGTTGTCGCCTCCGTTTCTAAGGCTGAGTTCTTCCTCGCTGGTGAGCTGCCAGGGATACTCAAGGGAATCAGTGAGAGAGAATGTAACCGTGGTAGGGGTCTGTGCAACTGCCGCCGTGGTTGTCATGCCAGGGGTAAAAACCCGTGTGCTGCCCTGTCCGATAATCGGCACTTTAACCGGATCACCGACAGAGGCCATCTTGTCATCGAAATCGGCATTGACGGAAGATACGAGACCAGTCATTTCACGGGGGACCTTCTGCATAGCGGAGAACGCCAGGGGCTGAAGGGCCGTAATGGTGTTAAAACCTGTGTAATTACTCATGATACCAACTCACTTTCTTTGTGTGAGTCAGGCTTTATTCAGGTCGCCACTCTGCGTTTCCTTCGTTCACCTTTTGCATGACCCGCGCTATTTCTTTCCCTGAAAGTCCTTTTAAGGATTCCTGGGTATAAATGGGCTTGCCCGATGGTAACCGATTATTCGTGTTTGATCCTGATCCGCCTGACTGTGTGTTTTTTAAAATTTCTTTTCGTTCCGAGAGAAACTTTTCGGTGCCGGATTTGTAATCCATAACCGTTTCGCCATCTCTCCAAACGATTGAATCGCCATCCTCGGCAAAATCAACCGCGTTTGAGTTTATCAGTGAATCAACCACAAAATCAGCCGCATGGACTTTATCTTTGAGATCGGCAGTCAACCGCGCTTTTAGGGCAGTCATCCGCGTCCGCTTTTCTTTCGCTCCGAGTTCGTCAAATTTCCTTGAAAATTCATCCAGTTTCCCGGTGAGTTTTGCAAGTTCGGTTTCAGAACCCTTCGCTTTTCCAGCAGATTTTAATTTCTCTTCGATTTCAGCGAGCTTGCCTTCAACCTCGTCTGGAGATATAATTCCCAAAAGCGGTGAAAGTTTTTCCAATGCGATTTTGTGTTTTCTCAGTTTGGCCGCTTCTTGTCGCAACTCCGAGGCCGCGTCAATGCCGGTTTTTTTTTCCTTTTCGATGTGTTCCACGACATCACCGTAAAGATCACCGAGTTTTGCTGATTCCAATTTTCCTTTGATTTCTTCCAGAGAGATCATTGGGTTACTCCTTTTGCGGCTGTCCAGCAGCCGGTAGATGGTTTAGTTCTATAGATAGTATAAATTAATTTCTGGAAGTTGTCAACACTTTGTTTGATTTTGTACTGTGCCTAAAATCAAACGCTTTTTATTTTCATTTATTTTATTTTCCATTCACCCATACTCCGGCTCCGTTATACCCGGTAGAAGGTGGTCAAGGTGAAATCGGAAAAGAGTACCCCTACCCTTGACAATGACAGCGATAGCGATAAGGGTCATGCTTATTATCGCGCTTCCCGATAGCAGCTCGTTCGTCTGTCAACCACCCTTTTAGCCTGCTTCCCGCTAACTAAGTGGAAGCTCTTTTGTACCGTTTAGTCAACGGGAACGGGGTCTATTTTTCTTAATTCTCCCCTCCTCCTCACCATTGACCCTGTAGATAAAAGAAAGCCCCTAATTGCTCAGGAGCTTTAAACAAGGGGGTGAAGGAAAAAAGGGAAGTTATAAAAATTGTTCAGGAATAACGGACGGATGATCTACCCACTCTGTGTCTTCAGTGGGTTTAGGTTCCGGATCGCCTGTATAGCTTGGTTCTAGGCTACACATACAATTTGGGTGGTCAGGATAGGCAGGTCCACGCCCTTTGGGATAAGGCGAATTATCCGCGTTGTCCTCACAGTTGCAATCATCCGAGTGATGCTCACTGTTCAAAATCCATTCCCACCCGGTCGCATCCTCATCGGCGTTAATCCTGGTATCTGTTGCGCATCCATAAACGCGCGCCATTTCCGTCCGGATCAGCCGGTCAGCATTCGCACGCCCCTTCTCAACGATCGCCCTCTCAACGGCCTTGTCGAGTCCTTGCAGTCCTTCCCGGCGTGTGGCGTTGATAACATCCTGGTATGCTATTCGGAGCCGCTGGTTGACCCCTGTTTCGGCGTACTGGTTGATCCTGGCTTGTGCATCTCTGAGAGTTTTGGCGTACTCCCTGGTTACATCGACATCCATGTTGAGCTTTCGGGCATTGCTGATAAGACCTGTAATATCTTTTGCCAGCACATCCTTTGTGGCACCGGACTTCTGAATATCCCTTGCCGCGTTAAACATAGATTTTTGATAACGCCTGGCCGCGTTGAGATTCTGAACCACCTGGGCTTTTAAATCCTGGGTTGTATTCCAGATGTTCTGAGAGACTGTCAGTTTTTCCGGAGAAAGGAAATCATGCAGATACCAATGCTTGAAAGCAGCAGTTTCAAGTTTTGCCTCTGCAACCACCGCACCCCTGCTCACGGCAAAAACGGCAGCATCAAGGATTTGATCTGTCAACCGCTGCTGAAACCCTACCTGCCTCCACGCATCGGACACAGCCTGGCGAACCGTTTCACCCGCATCCATTTTCTTTTGAGTGATCTTTAAAAACTCCTGGCTCATTTTCAGGAGCTTTTTGCTTTGCCGGTTAGCCTCAATTTCCATCGGGTTTAATTCAGTTGACTGCATTATTCATCCGCCTTAAATGCCCGAGTCATTGCCGCATCCTCAATTTTTCCAGCTTCATTCTCCTGTCCGACAGCTGCGGGTATTGGCTTTCCGCCTGAGCCGATCTGCTGCAATGCCGCCGCGCTTGGTGACGGTTCCGGCACAGCGGTAAATATTTCCTCGTGGATTTGTTGGGTAGTGTCATCGTCAAGATCATCTAAGCCCACAAGCGCCATTCGGTACTTTGCCTCTTTGCTCACCGTATCGCTAATATTGTTGTCAATGAGAATTTGCAGGTCACCTATTTTCT